GTTCGTTCGACGGCGGCGTAACAACGCTACTGTCGAGCAACCTGAGCATTGCAGGAGGCCAGACGGCTGGTGTACCTGATCCACTGGGTAACACCTCCGGCTGGTACTTTAAGAATAGCGCAGACCTCACCGATAAGGTGAACTGGTACTACGTCGCCAACAGCAACCCCGCGTTCAACATGACGCTCTCAGGGCTGGAGGGGATGTACGCCGTGGTTGACGTACGCGCAGGCGGCGCACCCTTCTTCTCTGTCTACACCACACCTACGGGTTCTGGTGACGCAGGGGGATGGTACAAGTCACGCCTAACGTACGCACCTGAGAACTACGACCTGACGGCCTACGTAGGTCAGACGGTGTTGCTGTACTGGGGTAACGATCCGGGTGACTTCAGTAGTCTTCCGCGTGTCGAGTGCACCTTGGACAGCTTTAGCTCTAACGGCACGCAGGACGGTGCTGAGAGTGTTATGCTTGGGGCGATCAGTTCGTCTACCAGCTATGGCGCAGGCCACTATGAGTTCGTAGTGTCCGACGTAGCTTACGAGCACTCTAACGTAGTATACCAGTACCAGCTATCTGCCCCGTCTGCTACAGGCGATGCACCGGCTACGCTGGACGAGGCGTTCGTACGTATGGACGGCGTCAACGACTACATCAGCCTGTCAGGGACGGGGTCCATCATGGACTACACCGCCACATGGACAGTTGCCTGTGAGATCACAGAGCTACCGTCTATCACAACTGACGGCAAGTTCATGACGCTCTGGCGCTCAGGCAACAACGGTCTGTCACTACGCCGAGGCGGTTCCAACTGGGGATTCTACGCGGCCAACGGCTACAACTCTGTAGCGCAGGCCAACACGTGGTACGCCCCGTCGGCAGGATCTCGCATCCTAGTCGAGTGTGACGGCACCAAGATCAGCTACTGGCTGGACGGGACTCGCCGGTCGCACACAACAATGAACACTACGCACCGCGACAACAGCGCGCACGTCAGCGACTCCATCGACTTCGGTCGCGGGGGCATCGCCTTCGGTCAGGGTACATACCAAGACTACGAGGGTGGGGTTGACAACCTGCTGTTCACCAATAACATCCTGTCGTCCGCTCAGAAAGCAGAGTGGTTCGCAGGCGGTGACGTTACTTCACACAGCTACTACACAGCGGCTCGGGACTTCGTGCCATGCGGTGAGGGTGTATTCCCCAACGTCGTGGGCGAGAAGAGCAACGTAACGGGTAGCCTTGTCAACGGCACATCTGATGACTTCGTGGAGCGTACATAATGAGCAAGAAATACTACGTAGTGCGGAACGTATCCGCAGTTAAGGACGGAGTACAGACAGCTAGCGGGACAGTTCCGGGGACTTCTCCGGACTTGTTCACCAGCGGCAACAAGACGTCAGGCGACTGGTACTTCTACAAAGTCCCGGCAGATGGAGAGGCTCCTACAGGGGCTGAGGTTCATGAGCTTACGGTTGAGGAAGCACGGCTTGCAGTACAGTCGGAGCTGTTCAACAACGGGGCTACCACGTCTGAGTTCATCGCCAAGGAGCAGGAAGTAGCACAGATGCTCCGCGCTGAGTTCATGGTGGCGCAGGCCTCACTGGACATCGGCACCGCTGAGGCGTTGTTCACGGCCCTAGAGCCTACGTCACACGCGCTGTCTGCCGGTTCGCTGAACATTGCGTACTTCCGCTTCAACAATTCCGCAGTAGATCAGGCGACCAAGGATGCATTCAATCCCTTGTTCGAGACCTTCTTCTGCAAATTCCCAAGGAACCTAACATAAAAAGGAGCGGTCATTGGACGCGTATCAACAGTATATACACAAGTCAAGGTACGCACGTTACCTGCCAGAAGAACAGCGACGGGAGTCTTGGGAAGAAACCGTCGGCCGATACGTCGGATTCTGGCAGGAGCGAGAACAGATTAATGACGAAGAAGCAGAGCAGATCCGAGAAGCCATCACTGCACTAGAGGTAATGCCTAGCATGCGGGCCATGATGACGGCCGGGGAGGCTCTTAAGAGAGACAACGTAGCTGGATTTAACTGCTCCTACCTACCCATCGATCACCAGAAAAGCTTCGATGAGTTGATGTACGTCTTGCTATGCGGGACCGGCGTCGGCTATTCTGTAGAGCGACAATACATCACCAAGCTCCCAGAGGTAGCGGAGGAGTTCCATGCCACAGACACAGTTATTAATGTTGCAGATTCGAAAATCGGATGGGCGAAATCGTTTAGGGAATTGGTATCACTGCTGTATTCAGGTCAGCTTCCCCAATGGGACGTTAGTCGAGTACGAAGTGCGGGTTCCCCATTATCGACTTTCGGAGGCCGTGCAAGCGGTCCAGAACCTCTCGTCGATCTGTTCACGTTTACAACCGAGTTGTTTCAAGGAGCGGCTGGTCGAAAGCTTAGCTCCATTGAATGCCACGATCTTTGCTGTAAGATAGCATCGTGTATCGTTGTGGGTGGGGTCAGGCGCTCGGCGCTCATATCCCTCTCCAACCTGTCAGATGACAGGCTACGGCGGTGCAAGCACGGGCAGTGGTGGGACGAGAACCCCCAGCGTGGGCTGGCTAACAACTCAGCCTGCTACACCGAGAAGCCAGACTTCGAAGCATTCCTAGCCGAGTGGACCAGCCTCTACGAATCTCGCTCAGGCGAGCGTGGGGTGTTCTCACGGGTGGCTAGCCAGAAGCAGGCGGCTAAGAACGGACGTAGGGATAGTGAGTGCGATTTTGGAACTAACCCGTGTTCAGAGATAATCTTAAAACCGTATCAATTTTGCAATTTGTCAGAGATCGTAGTAAGATCTCACGACACGTTAGAGACGCTGAAGGAGAAGACACGGATAGCCACCATCCTCGGCACGCTACAGGCGACGCTGACGGACTTCCGCTACCTGCGTAAGATCTGGAAGGACAACACCGAGGAGGAGGCCCTGTTAGGTGTCAGCCTCACCGGCATCATGGACCACCCTCTGCTATGCGGACGCGGCGACAACGAAGAGCTGAAGCGCTGGCTAACGGAGATGCGAGATGAAGCGATCAATACGAACAAGGACTGGGCGAAAAGACTGGGTATCAAACAGTCTGCCGCAATATCTGCGATTAAGCCTAGCGGTACTGTTAGTCAGTTGGTCGATAGTGCTAGTGGGATACACCCTAGGTACAGCAGTACATATGTTCGGCGGGTCCGGGCGGACGGCCGTGATCCGTTGTGTGCCGTCCTAGAGGCCGCAGGCGTCCCGTCAGAGGACGATATGATGAACCCCAGTACCAAGGTATTCTCCTTCCCTATCGCCTCACCAGAGGGCGCTGTGACGGCCTCAGACATGGGTGCGATGGAGCAGTTGGATTTGTGGGAATTGTACCAAGACTATTGGTGTGAACATAAGCCCTCGATGACCTGCTACTACCGAGATCACGAGTTCCTAGAAGTTGGGCAGTGGCTGTACAATAAGTTTGACAAAGTAAGTGGTATATCTTTTTTACCCTACTCAGACCATATTTATCAGCAGGCGCCTTACACTCCTGTCTGTGCTGAGGCACTGGCGGAGTTGAAGGATGGCTTCCCCACCGAGATAGATTGGGACATCAACGAACGCTCGGACATGACCGAAGGCGCTCAGCAGTTGGCCTGCGTTGCAGGGAGCTGTGAGCTATAATCAACCAAGTAATCATGACCTCAAGGAGATAATCATGACGCCAGTAACGACAGATAAGTTTGACGAACTCGTAGCATCCACCACCAAGTACCTACAGGAGCTTATCAATAAGAACGTAGAGCTAGAGAATAGAGTGGCCGCCTTAGAGAATAAAGCATCTAAGAGGGTTGCTAAAGATGGATGATACTTACTTTGATGACGCCCGTACAATGTTTATGACGGATGGCTGGCGCACGTTCCAAGAGGAATTAGATGAGGCTATGGAAGCCTGCACGCTTGAGGCCTGCAACTCCACAGAGGATTTCTGGGAGATGAGAGGACGCGTGAAAGTGCTGAGGCAACTCGCCGGATATGAGAATGCTTTACTAGCGGCAGAGGAGCAAGCTGAATCATGAGAGTAATATATGACGCACGATGTACTTCGTGCGGTAACGTAGATGAGGTGTTTGGGAAGAAGGGGGAGCCGGTCCGGTGCACGGTCTGTTCCTCCGATTCCCAAGCCTTGATAAGCCCAGTTCGGTGTTCATTGGATGGTACGTCAGGGGACTTCCCCGGCGCGGCCATCAAGTGGGCACGAGATCACGAACGACGGGCTAACTGAAGCGGCAACTCCTCTAGCCGGGAATCGCTTTTAACTAAACCATCCTCCCTATCAGGGATAAAGGAGTTCAAGAATGGCTAACATTGTAGACGCCGAAGACTTTGTCAAGAAGGCAACCGTAGTATCCGACGAACCAGAAGCAGTTGAAGAGTATGCATCGTTGGCGGAAGAGGAGGCAGAAGCCCCTCCCGCTGAAGAGGCTGTCGAGGCTGTAGAAGAGGAGTCTGATGCAGACGATCTTCCTGAGAAGTATGCAGGCAAATCGACCGCTGAGATTGCACGGATGCACCAAGAGCTAGAGAAGCGCTTGGGCCAGCAATCGCAGGAAGTAGGAGAGTTGCGCCGTCACTTCGACGACTACGTGCAAACCTCCATCAGTGCTCAGCAGTCATCTGCACCGGAAGCACCAGTAGAGGAAGTTGACTTCTTCGCTGACCCTGCCGCCGCTGTAGCTAAGGCTATTGAGAACCACCCCACTCTCCAACAGGCACAAGCTGTTGCCGCAGAGATGGCGAAGTCTCAAGCACTGGCTAAGCTCAAGGCAAGTCACCCCGACATGGATACCGTACTGAAAGACACGGGCTTCCAAGAGTGGGTAAAGAAGTCGGAGATTCGCACCCAGATGTACAAGGACGCGGATCAACGATATGACTTTGCGAAGGCTGACGAACTGCTCAATCTGTACAAAGAGCGGGCATCGGTAGTCGAGCAAACTAAAGCAGTAGAGAAGCAGGCTCAGAAGAACGAGATCAAGAAGGCTTCTACTGGCACGGCACGCAGTAATCCCGAGGGGGCTTCGCCCAAGAAGGTTTACCGCCGTCGTGATATTATTGAACTAATGAACGCTGACCCTAAGAGATACGAAGCACTCATGCCTGAAATCATGAAGGCTTACTCGGAGGGACGCGTTAAGTAATTAACCTTTATCTTTGGAGTAATAAATTATGGCACTCGGTTCTAACCACGTGACCAACACCACGGCCGCTACGTTCATCCCAGAAATCTGGAGTGACGAGATCATCGCTTCTTACGAGAAGTCACTGGTCGTTAAGCCCCTCGTTCGCGCTATGTCTATGACTGGCAAGAAAGGCGACACCATCCACATCCCTAAGCCGGATCGTGGAGACGCGTCTGCTAAAGCCGCTGAGACTCAGGTAACTCTAATCGCTGGCACCACTGGCGAGTTGGTTGTAACTATCGACCAGCACTTCGAGTACTCGCGTCTGATCGAGGACATCACTGACGTTCAAGCTCTGAACAGCCTCCGACGCTTCTACACTGAAGACGCTGGCTACGCTCTGGCTACCAAGGTTGACACAGCTATCATCGCTGAGTCTGCTGGCTTCACTGCCCAGAAGAGCTTCGTTGAAGGTGGACTCGCTGACGAGTCTGGCGCCACCACGACTGCGTTCAACGACGCAGGCTTCCGTGAGGCTATCCAGATCCTCGACGACAACAACGTCCCCGGCGAGAGCCGCGTGTTCGTTATCCCACCTGCGGTCAAGCGTGAGATGCTGGGTGTTTCTCAGTACATCTCTAGCGACTTCGTAACTGGCCAGCCTGTTGTAAACGGCAAGATCGGTTCACTGTACGGCGTTGACATCTTCGTCAGCACCAACCTTGAATCTGCCGTAGGCGAGACTAAGTGTCTCCTTATGCACAAAGACGCTATCGTCTTTGCTGAGCAGTTGGGTGTTCGTACGCAGACTCAGTACAAGCAAGAGTTCCTTGCTGACCTGATGACTGCTGACACTCTGTACGGCACTGAGACTTACCGTCCAGAAGCTGGTGTTGTTATCAGCGCGCTTGTTTAATTAGCGTTCGAGGGGAAAGCTACGGCGAGTACCCTCACTCACCCTTTAGGGAAGAGACTAACAGGAGATCACTTAATGTCTATTTCATATAACGCATCAACTAACTTTGGCGCTAAGG